TAAACAATTCAATAAATTTTTTAAATTTTAAATAGGTTATATAATGGAAAAAAGTAAATTACAATCATTTATCAATCGATATTATCTTGCTGGTAATTGCGAAGCGGTAATATTAAAAGAAAATGATAATGGGGTAGGTTGTGAACTTATCGATATGGATCAAACTGTAGTAGGAAAGCTTCAATGGAACACGACTCCTTTTATGAAAGGCGAATTAGGTATTAATCATACCGGATCATTAATAAAAATGTTATCAGCTGTTGGTGAGAATATCAATATTGACGTACAAGATTCTGCAGGCAAAAATTATGCAATGAAAATTAGTGAAGGTAGTACAAGAGCAACTTTTATGTTAGCAGATACAACCGTTATTCCAGCAGTTCCTGCAATTAACGCAGAACCACCATATGAAGTAACATTGCCTATTGATGATGCATTTATGAGTAAATTTATCAAAGCAAAAAATGCGTTGCCTGATGCAAAGAATTTTGCAGTTCAAGTAGTTAATGGAGAAATTAAATTTATTATTAATTATTCAACCGTTAATTCAGATAATATTACATTTGATGTTGGAACGACCGATGTTACAGATTTACATCCAATTTGTTTTAGTGCCGATAAACTCAAGGAAGTATTGGTAGCAAATAAAGGTGATAATGGAACAATGCATGTATCAAGTCAAGGATTATCTAGAATTGATTTTAGCGGAAATGACTTTGAATCTAACTATTGGCTAGTTCAATTACAGAATTAATTATGACAGTTAGAGTAATAAATAAATCAGATAATGCATTACCTAGTTATGAAACGCTAGGTAGTGCTGGCTGTGATGTTAGATCAACTCACAGTGATATAATTTATCCTGGCGGTAGCTCCTTAATTAAAACCGGGTTATTTGTAGAAATACCAGTTGGTTATGAAATACAAGTACGTCCCAGAAGTGGATTAGCATTTAAAAAGCAGTTAACTGTATTAAATAGCCCAGGGACAATTGATGCAGATTACAGAGGGGAAATTGGAGTAATTTTAATTAATCACGGAAAGACTGCTGCTACTATAGAAAAAGGTGATCGAATAGGTCAATTAGTATTAAATAAAGTTGAACAAATAGAATGGAACTCAGTATTAGTGTTAACAGACACCGATAGAGGTAAAGGTGGATTTGGTTCAACGGGAAAACAATAAAATATGTTTGGAGTAACAGAAAATACATTATGGGTAGAATCCTTCCGCCCAGATACAATGGATGGGTATATTGGTAATGAGCACATTATTGACAAAGTTAAAATATTTATTAAGAATGGTGATGTTCCACATTTATTGTTCTTTGGGCCAGCTGGTACTGGTAAGACTACATTAGCAAAGATTATTGCTAATAGTGTTGAAGCAGATATGATGTATATTAATGCATCTGATGAAAACTCTGTCGATGCAGTCAGAGATAAGATTAAACGGTATGCTTCAACCGTAGGATTTAAACGATGGAAGATTGTTATATTAGATGAAGCAGACTACTTAACTCCAAATGCTCAAGCAGCTCTTAGAAACTTAATGGAAACATATAGTAAGACTACACGATTTATATTAACATGTAATTATGTAGAAAAGATTATAGATCCAATTCAGAGTAGATGTCAGACATTTGCAATCACACCACCGAATAAAACGGATGTAGCAAAGCGATTGGTTACTGTATTAGATGAAAAAAACGTGTCATATGATGTTCAGGATATTGCAGCAATTATTAATGCGTCATATCCAGATATTCGAAGAGCAATTAATGCAGCTCAAGCATCAGTAGTCGACGGTACATTGCAATTAGACAGAGCAAGTGCTATACAAGCAAACTATATGACTGAAGTATTAGAAATGCTTAAAAATGCTAAAGACAAAAAAGCAACATTTAATAAAGTAAGACAATGTATTGCAGATAGTAAAGTTAAGGACTTTACACCATTATATACATTTTTATATGACAATCTAGACGAGTTTGCTACGGGACATATTGCTGCAATGATATTAATTATCGCAGAAGCTCAATTTAAAGATGCAACTGTAGTGGATAAAGAAATAAACATAATGGCGATGTTTGTTAATATTATGAATGAATTATAAGAGAAGTAGTAATGAATCAACTCAATCCAAATATTAAGCCAACCGATATGCAGCCTGTTATATGCAAAGAGTGCGGAGGTATGTATTTTCGTCAGGTAATGGCAATTAATAAAGTTTCAAAATTCTTAACAGGACAAGACAAAGATACCATGGTACCAGTACCCGTATTCAGATGTGATGACTGTGGTGCTATACCAGAAGAATTTCAACCAGTAAAAATAAAGAAAAATGACAAGTAAATTTAAAATTGGCGATAAAGCTATAAAACCCAAAGGATATGATTTTCCATGTACTATAGTATCAGTGTTTACTACAATTAAGGGAGACATTCGAGTCGTAGGAGAAATGGACAACTACGGCCTATTACACATATTCAATGAAAATCAATTAGAATTAGTGAAATAGATTATGGCAGGACAAATAATTAAAGGACCAATTACTATTGTATTTAAAACTAGTAATCGTAGCAATGCTCGTGTAAAAATGAAAACATATAAAAAAAAGAGTATTGATGATATTTTAACTGCAAAAAAATTGGTCGGAGTTCCAGAAAATGCTATAATATTAGAAATGGGAATGGGTACTATGTTTGAAAAACAATGGAAACAAAAATATAAATTATAATGGCAAGTATATTTGATTTTATAAACGGCATAACTAGCAAAAAGAAAAAGTGGGAAGAATGGTCAGAGACAGATCAGAAGAAGTTTGCTCCATTTATTGTGAATCGTTGGCTATCAATGAGAATGGAGTTAACTGATTTAGTCAATGAACTTCAGTGTTATACTATTGGTCAATTAAAGCCAAGAGACACATATAAACTATATCATGATCTATTACCAAGTAATAAAGCATTTGCTAAATACATAAAAGGTAAAAAGTCTGACAAATATGATGTTAAACTAATACAGCAATTTGCAGAGCATTATCAAGTAAGTAAATCTGAAGTAACTGAATATTTAGAATTATTAGATAAAGACAGTTGCGATCGAATACTTTCATTATACGGATATAATAAAACAGAAAAAAAGAAATTATTGAAAGGAATAAAATGAGTATAAAGGAAATACCATTCACACATACCCAAAAACATTATATCGGCAAAGATAGTCTATATAAATTTGCAACAGAGTGGGAACTCAATGCATATGAATTTGATATTCTTAAACGAATTGTACGTTGTCGACACAAAGGTAACTTTGAACAAGACCTAAATAAAACCAAAGACGTAATTGATATATATCTTAAAGAGTTTAAATAATTAGGTTATTAGCAATATTTTTCTTATATTAATAATAAAAGAAGTAATATGGCAAATCATGTTTATACTAATATTCATATCCGATTTGAAGATGAAAAAGCGTGTCGTAAATTTGAATCTGATATTTTGCAATATGATAAATGGATGAATAGTCCTGATGCAGATGACTCTGTAACTACATATTGGCAACGAATCACAAAACTACAAGATGCGTATTTTAAAATAATATGTCCTGATGTAGAAGAAACAAGAAGCGATTATATTGACAAACTAGGTGCAAAATGGATATCTTTTGAAGATATTGATATCGACGAATTAGAAATTAATTTAAACATAAATTCAGCATGGCATCCGGCACATGGGTTATTTGAAAGAATCTATGATCATGTTTCAAAGATGGATCCAGATGCTAGTCTGCTAATTGATTGGGAAGATGAAGGATTCAATTTTATTGGTGCTGCATCATATAATAAATTCGGTGATGATTGGGATGAATATGAACCAACTGAAGAAGAATTACTATTACTAGATGATGAGAAAGTAGATCGCAGTGATGAATTTTATGAGATGATTAATGATCGAATGTCTGGATTAATAGATTGTGTATTATATAATACTAGTTTCACATTAAATGGATCTGATGAGTAAAGAAAACGTAAATTATATTAGTCCGGTTTATAGATTGGCAGTAAGAGATCCAAAGTCGGTGCCAACTAGAATTTCATATTCACAATGGGCAATGTATGAAAAATGTCCATTGAATTGGAAGTTAGCATATATTGATCGATTAGCACCATTCACGGCATCTATCGATACTGTCTTTGGAACTGCATTTCATGAGACACTGCAACACTTTCTGACGGTTATGTATACTGAGTCTGTAAAGAAAGCAGATGCAATAGATTTACCAAACTTATTAATGGAAAATCTAAAAATTGAATATAGTAAATGTGTCGCCGATCGTAACGGTGAGCATTTTTCAAATCCATTACAATTAGCAGAATATCATGAAGATGGTATTGCTATATTAGATTGGTTCAAAAAGCGTAGAGGACAATATTTTTCAAGTCGTGATTATGAGTTGATAGGAATAGAAATGGAATTGTGTACTCCAGCATCACAAAAGAATTCATCAGTTTATTGGTATGGATTTATGGATTTAGTGTTACGACATAAGCCTACTAATACTATAGAAATTTTTGATATTAAAACTAGCAGAACGGGCTGGAATAAATATCAGAAAGCAGACTCATTAAAGTCAGCTCAATTAGTTACATATAAAACATATTTCTCAGAACAATATGGTGTTCCTAAAGAAAATATCAATGTAGAGTTTTTCATAGTTAAGCGAAAGCTAATGGAGAATTCAATGTTTCCTCAAAAACGAATTCAACAACATCAACCAGCATCGGGTACGGTTACACAGAGAAAAGTACAGAAACGAATCGATGAGTTTGTAGAAACATGTTTTGATGCCGCTGGAAATAAGAATAAGGAAAGAGAGTATTTGGCACTTGCTGGTAAGGGAGCTAAACACTGCAAATGGTGTCCATTTAAAACTGATTATGAAAATTGTCCTAAAGAAAATAGGATTCGAGAATAGTTTTTTATATTATATAGTATATGTATAAACCACATAAACATAAACACGTATATGTATATGATTTTGTTTTGAGTAAACACAAATCACATAGTATTGGATATACAAAGTGCGAATATACTTTGTGTACTGATATTACTGGGCCTAACACTAAACAGAATAGAAAATTATTAGAAATCGGTTTACGCATAGCATATAAGCATTATCCAAAAACAGTTAAGTTTGCATATGAAAAATACGACTAACGTTGCAGTTATAGGAAATAACAATTGGCAGAATCGCCGTAAAGTTCAAGAAACGCTGCAAGGATTAAAAAGCAAATTCGATGAAGTTGTAATCATAGGAGCTGGTGGGTCTGGTGGTGCTAATAGTATGATTAGAAAATATGCATTAGAATTCGGAATGAACTATAAAGAATATAATCCTTCATATTCAGGATATAATCTATATTCAGCAATGCCAAAGACATATTATGGCAAATCATATCACTTTAGTCAATTACACCACAGAATGAAACTTATCGCACAGAATTGTGATTATATGATTATCATGACAAATGAATCCAAACTGGATCCGTTTCTAAAAACAGCATATAGTAATATTAATAAACAAAATAAACCGGTAGTTTTACTAGGTTGATATTTATATAAAAGTTATAAGGAGTTTAAATGGAGTTACCAAAAATACAAACAATAGACAACAACAAATCTACAAAAAAGAAAATTTTATTATTATCCGATGATTTTCGATTACCTAGCGGCATCGGAACTATCAGCCGCGAAATTATTTTAAAAACAGTACATCACTATGATTGGATACAGTTAGGAGCTGCACTACAACATCCAGAGCATGGTAAAGCACAAGATGTATCGAAACAGATTCAAGAAGAAACTGGTGTAGCTGATGCCGATGTAAAAGTTATTCCATGGACGGGGTATGGCGATCGAAACGTATTATTTTCTATAATTAATCAAGAAAAACCAGATGTAATTTTACACTTTACAGATCCTAGATATTGGACATGGTTATATTCATTGGAACATGAAATTAAAACTACATATGGAATCCCAATAGCATATTATTCAATTTGGGATGATCTACCATATCCAATGTGGAACGCCCCTTATTACGGTAGTTGTGATTTGATTATGGGAATCAGTAAACAATCAGATAATATACATAGAGAAGTTCTTAAACAAAACGGATTTGGGGTATATGATTATGATTCAAAAACTAATTCTAATGGTATTATTACTGGTTATGTACCACATGGATTAGATCATAATATATATAAACCACTTCCAGACAATGACCCGGCATATGTTAAAATATTAGAACAAGTAAAAACAAACAATGATGCTGAATTTGTAGTGTTTTGGAACAATCGAAATATTAGAAGAAAACAACCAGCAGATGTAATATTAGCATTTAAATTGTTTAATGATATGCTACCAGAAGAGGAGCGATCTAAAACAATGTTACTGATGCATACATCTGCAGTTGACCCAAATGGAACAGACTTAAGAGCAGTAGCAAAACACATTGCTCCAAATTGTAAAATTGTATTTTCTGAAGCAAAACTCTCAATCCAAGATCTTAACGCAGTATATAACTCAGTAGATGTAGTAATTAATATAGCTAGCAATGAAGGATGGGGATTGAGTAGTACCGAAGCATTATTATCTGGAACACCTATTATTAATAATGTTACTGGTGGTTTACAGGATCAATGTGGATTTAGAGATGAACATGGGAAATTAATTGAATTCACTCAAGATTTTCCAACTAATCATAAAGCAAAATATGCAGATCATGGAGTATGGGTGAAGCCAATATTCCCTAGTAACAGATCAATACAAGGATCTGTAGCAACTCCATTTATATTCGACGACCGAGTTCAATCAGAACACGTAGCAACTGCAATATATGATTGGTATATTACTGAGCCAGAACAGAGAAAAGCAGCTGGGTTAGCAGGAAGAGAGTTTTGTTTAGAGAATGGATTAACTTCCAAGCAAATGGGTAACAAAATGATTGAAATGATGGATTTCTTGTTAGAGTCGCCAATTCAAAGACCAAGATACACATTTAACAAAGTAGAAGAAAAACAATACGAAAATATAGGAATAGCATAATGAGAAAAGTAGTTATATCATCACCAGTTGCAACTCAATCTGGTTATGGGCACCATGCCCGAGAAGTTATTAAACAGTTTATAGACAAAAAAGGCAAAGAATGGGACATTAATCTACTATCAATGCCATGGGGCAATACACCGTTTACATATCCTATACCAAGTGATTGGAAACAACGATTTATCGGATTACCACTACAGACTAAACCAGATATTTGGGTACAAATAACAGTACCAAATGAGTTTCAAGCAGTTGGTCAATATAATATAGGAGTAACTGCTGGTACCGAAGGTAGTGTTTGTAATCCGGAGTGGATTGATCGAATCAATCAGATGCAATTAATAATTGTACCAAGTGAATTCACAAAGAAAACATTTGAAGATACCGCAGCACAATCAGGCAAACCTATAACAACAAATATTCAAGTTATTTCAGAATATTTTGATGATACTGTATATAGCAATAAAAACGTAACAACATCAATACCAGCATTAGATTCAATTAAAGAAAAGAATGCATTCTTAATGTGCGGACATTGGCTACAAGGTAATTTAGGAGAAGATCGAAAAAATATTAGCGGTGCATTGCATTGTTTCTTTAAGTCATTTAAAGACAAACAAAGATCTACACAACCAGCATTGGTATTGAAAACTAGTGGTGCAACATATAGCATAACAGATCGTTGGGAAATTGAAAAAAAGATAGAACAAGTACGAAATACTTTTGGGAATGAAGTACACAAACTACCTCCAGTATACCTATTGCATGGAGATTTAACTAATGCAGAAATGAATGCGTTATATAATCATCCCAAGATTAAAGCAATGGTATCATTTACCAAGGCAGAAGGATTCGGAAGACCGTTACTCGAATTTGCATCAACAGGGAAACCTATCATGGCTCCACATTATTCTGGCCAAGCAGACTTCTTGAAAAAAGAATTTATATGTGCATTACCAGGAACAATGACAAATATACATGAATCTGCAGCAAATGATTTTCTTTTAAAAGAAGCACAGTGGTTTACAGTTGATTATGGGTATGCTAGTAAAATGTTTGTTGATATACTAAAGAATACTAAGAAATGGAATGAGTTATCAAAAAGACAACGATATTTTGTTAATAGTAACTTTACTGAAACGGCTGTTTCTAAAAGATATGATCAAGTATTAGAAATTATTGACACTGGGATTGAATCTATTCCAAAACATGTAGAATTAAAACTTCCTAAATTAGAATTGCCGAAACTACAAAAAGTATAGGATTTTTGATATAAATTTTATATTATATACATATGAAGATAAGTTACGCAATTACCGTCTGTAATGAATTCGAAGAAATTCAAAAGCTAATTCCACTTCTTCTAGAACATAAACGAGAGGAAGATGAAATTGTTATACAACAAGATTCACGTGGTAGTGTTAAAGGATTACCTGATGTTAAAGTTAAAGAATATTGTGAAGGGTTAAGTAATGTTAAGTATATAACATTTGATCTAAATAACCACTTTGCAAATTTTAAAAATAACCTAACAAAACATTGCACAGGAGATTACATATTTCAGATAGACGCAGATGAGATGCCTACAACATATATGATGGATATGATACCCGAAGTATTAAAACATAATGACGTTGATGTGTTAAAAGTTCCTAGAATAAACACAGTTGAAGGACTTACTAAAGAACATATAGCAAAATGGAATTGGGGCGTTAATGATCAAGGATGGGTAAACTTTCCAGACTTTCAATGGCGCATTTACAAGAACAATAAAAAGATAACATGGGTAAATCTAGTTCATGAAGTATTAGAAGGCTACCGGACAATGAGTTATCTTCCAACTGAAGAGCAGTGGTGTTTACGTCACGACAAAACAATTGATCGACAAGAACGACAAAACGAAATGTATAGCAAGTTATGATTCAAGACTTTAAACAAGCATGGATATCTCAACATGGAGTTGAATTTTTTGAAAAAGGGTTTAAATCAATATGGAATTTAGATTCTTATTCTGATGAAAATACTCCTGCTGTGTTTTTTGGAATGTATCATCAAGAAGATATAATTAAAATGACTAACCATAAAGGTCCTAAAATTATTATTTGGGGAGGAAATGATATGCAACCTCCCCAACTACAATATGTCTCAAATTTACAAAAACATCAAAAAATAAATACTTGGGCTTACCCAGGTGAATTTTCTGATGTTTTAAATAAATATAATATATTTCATAAACAACTACATATAGCAATTAAAGATTATTCTAAATATACTCCTTCTATTTTAGGAGAAAATATATATGTTTATAAAGGTGTTCATGGTAATAGACCTGACCATTATAAATGGAATGAAGTGGTAAATCCATTGATTGAAGTATTTGGTGAAGATAGAATTACATTTGCAAATTATTTATCAACAAATGAATTAATAGAAAATATATACAAAAAATGTTTTGTTTATGTTAAACCTAACCCTAAAGGGGGTTGTACTACAATGTGGGAATTAGGACATATGGGAATAAGAACATTAGGAAATAACCATAAAAATCTAGAATGTTTTTCAGACTATCAAAATGATATACATCTTCTAATTGAATTAATTATGGAAGAATCTAAATATATAGGTAAAGTTAGAAAAAATATTGCTGAATCTACTATTAATTCTTTTACAGGGCCTGAATGGTTAACTTTAAATTTTTGGAATGGATAATATACAAACGGAAGAATTAATTCTTGGAAAAAATACAATTATATCCCCTTCAGCTGTTATTAGAGGACTTAATGGTAAAGCTAAAAGAATAGAAATAGGAGACAATACATATATTGGAGATAATGTTCAAATAATTGTAGATAACTTTAAAATAGGTGATTATAGTAAAATCCATCATCATACTAATTTTCATGGTTATAAGCCTTTAACTATAGGACATAACGCATGGATTGGACAAGGTTCATTAATTGATAGTATTGGTGGTGTTACTATTGGTGATAATTGTGGAATAGGAGCTTATTCTCAACTTTGGAGCCATATCAGATATGGTGATCCATTAGAAGGATGTAATTACGAAAGTGATTCACCTTTAACAGTAGGAAAAGATGTTTGGTTTGTAGGACACTGTGTTGTATCACCCATTACTGCGCAAGATAAGTCGATGGCTCTAGTAGGTAGTATCATTACCAAGGATATGGATGAAAATCATATCTACGGTGGTTCTCCTGCGAAAGATTTAACAGGAAAGATTAAACCTCAATTTACTCCTTTAACAATAGATGAGAAAAGAAAATTAATGTCTCAATTTGAATTACCTAAAAACATTAAATTGATTGAGGATTGGGGTGAGGTTGGAAATTCCAATGATTTTTCTTATTTTAATATAAACGACAGGACGTATAATAAAAGGCAAACTCCTAGTGAAATTAAATTTATGAAACATCTCCAATCTAAATTAATAAAATTTACTCCAATATGCCTATAAAAAAACATAATCCATACAAAATAGTACAAATGTTTGAGGAGGAAGTAGCTGAATATACTAATGCCCCTTATGCTATATCAGTGGATAGTTGTACTAATGCTCTATTTTTGATATGCAAGTACTTGGGGGTTGAAACAGTAACTATCCCTTCAAAAACATATCTATCAGTACCTATGAGTATAATTCATGCCGGGGGTGAAGTAATATTTGATAAATCACCTAAAACAAATCATTGGCAAGGAATTTACCAATTAAAACCATACCCCATATATGATGCAGCTAAACGATTCACATCAGGAATGTATATTGAAGGTTCATATATGGCTTTATCATTTCACATTAAAAAACTATTGGGTATTGGAAAAGGAGGTATTATATTAACTGATGATAAAGAAGCAGTTGATTGGTTTAAGAAAGCTAGATACGAAGGTCGAAGTGAAAAGTATTATAAAGAAGATTCTATCGAACAGTTAGGGTGGAATATGTACATGACACCTCAAGAAGCAGCTCAAGGATTATGTTTAATGCAAAATTATCCTGAGCATAATAGAGACTTAGGTGAAATAAATGGATATAGAGATTTAACTGAATTTATAGTATTTAAAGATAATAAAATAATAAATGGATAAATTACTTATTTACATAGTAGCATACCAGCGAAAATCATACACTATTGGCACTATTCAACTACTCAATGAAGTTAAACCTAAAAATAGTCAAATTATAGTGTGTGATAATGGTTCAACTGATGGTACTAGGGAATGGTTAACTGAAAATCAAGAAAAATATGATTTAGGGTTAATATTCCCTGAAGAAAATTTAAGAGTAGGAGGAGCATGGACTTTGCTTACTAATTATTATAATGAAAATGATTTTGATTATATTCTTCTTTTAGATAATGATGGGTGGATTTTACCTAAAGAAAAAGACTGGTATAAACAGTGTGTAAAATTATTTAATACAGACCCACAAATTGGGTCTTTAGGATTGCAAAATGAAAGAAAACCTGGATATTTTTCAATGGAAAAAACTTTTGATCCTAATTTTAATAATAAACGGCAATTTAGTAATTTTGAAATTTATGATACTATATTCTATGCTGCTTTTAGATTGGATAAATTTAATTTATGGCACCAAACAATGAGTAATTGGCCTCATAAATTTATTGGTGATAAAATAGGAAGACATTACAACTCATTAGGGTATAGAACAATTAAAATAACTCCTGGTTTTATAGTTGATATTTCAGAATACAATTTTGATAATAAAGAACATAAAGAATATAATGTTGATTTTTATAAGAAAGAAAGAGATGATATTGAATATGAAAGAAGAATAAATATGCATTCTTCTACTGGTAATGATAAACAATATATCAAAGATAATTTTGGTGAAGAATTTTTAAAATATATGTAATATGAAAATAATCTACAGAATATCAGATGCTGGTTATAAAAAAGAAAAACCAGATTACATAAACAATGAAACATGTTTAAAGAATGCTACTACGGTATTCGAAGATGAGGATTGGTCTATTATAGCAGATAATATATCCCCAGAGACAAATGACATGATTCAAAAATATAAATCTAGAGATCATATATATTACGCCTCAGTAGGACATGGAGCAGGTACATTTAACTTAGCATTAGACGAAGCATTGAAATACAATGATGATGACATAGTTTATTTTATAGAAAATGATTACATACACAAACCGGACTCTGCAAAGATAATACGAGAAGGGTTTGAATTAGGAGCATCATTCGTAGCACTATATGATCATCCTGACAAATACCTTGACCCGAGCAAAGGAGGTAATCCGTATTGTGTTGGGGGTGCTGAAGACACAAGAGTTTATTTGACTGATAGTTGTCATTGGAAAATAACTAATAGCACAACCATGACGTTTGCTGCAAAAGTATCTACACTAAAACGAGTAGAAACAACATTGAGAAAACACACATCAGGAACACATCCTAATGATTTCCAAATGTTTTTAGAGTTAAGACAACAAGGAGAGTTGTTGATAACACCTTTACCCGGCTATGCTACACATGGAGAGACAGCCTGGTTATCACCATTAACCAATTGGAGAGCATATACGATATGATATCAGTAATAATACCAACATACAAAAATCCAGATATGTTGTATCTGTGTTTGCAGTCAGCTATTATTGGACAGGAGAATCAAAATCAAATCATTGTAGTTGTTGACGGCCATTATGATATCAATAGTGCTGTTTTAGATCATTGGAAGGACGCAATTGAGGTTCTTGATTTAAAACAGAATGTTGGATTATGCCGCGGAACCAATCTAGGAGTAATGAATGCACGACATGATAAGGTGTTGATTGTCAATGATGACAATGTGTTTCCTAAAGATTGGGATACCCGTTTAGAAGAAGATTGGAGTAATTATCATTCCACCTGCAGTAGAACATATTGGGATAATTTAGAAAGATCATATCCTATAGTATTAACTCCTAACCAAATAGAACCATACCCATCTATGTTCAAAGACTTTGTAATAGAAAACTTAGGTACCGACGTTGATAGTTTTGATCTGGATAGTTTTTGGGAATTTGAACAAAACATAGTAAAGTCAGGACACAACTGGAACGGATCTACATTGCCTATTATGATGTACAAAGAAGACTACTTGCGACTAGGTGGATGGGATGAAAATTATGAATTAGGAATGGTAGCAGATTGGGATTTCTTTCTCAAGTGTGAGCTTTCTGATTTCAAGATGTGTAGAACTAAGAACACAAGCTTTTATCATTTTGCCTCAGTATCAACTAATGGTGAATCTCGAATAAAGGCTGAACGGTCCGGCCATGAATATGCTAAATATAAATGGGGTGGATATATACAACACGATCCCGAATCAAATAAAAAATTTATAGATTAATTTTAAACAATACATATTTATTATTAAAGGATTAAATATGTTACTTAAAGTAGGCTCAAAAGGGTCGTTAGTCAAAGAATTACAGCGAGCATTGGGCATAACAGCCGATGGAATATTTGGTAAAGGGACAGAATCTGCCGTCAAAAAATTTCAAAAAGATAATAATTTAACTGTTGACGGGTTAGTGGGATCTAAAACTTGGGAAGTTATAGGTATTGATACTGACAACGAAGCTTCTGCACAAGAATCTGAATATATAACTAAAAACGGTTTAACAATTGACCGTCAATATCTAGACAAAGATGAATATGTAAGAGACTATGGTAAAATTGAACCATTGGGATTTTTCATACATCACACAGCAGGTTGGGATAATCCATACAACGTAGTTAGAAATTGGAACAACGACAAAAGAGGTCGTGTAGCTACTCAATATGTTATTGGTGGTAGCAATGTTAAAGGCAAGACCAAACATGATGGTGTTGTTGTAGAATGTTTTCCAAACAATTATTTAGGATGGCACTTAGGTAAAGTCGGAGCTTTTAAAATATCTAAATTATCAGGAGGAGTTGAGCTTTGCAATTTTGGATACCTGACTAAAAAAGGAGACAAGTATTACACATATGTTAACACAGAAGTTAAACCAGAATTTGTTTGTGATTTAGGATATAAATTTAGAGGACATCAGTATTGGCACGCATACACAGACAAACAAATTGAGAGTTTACGGCTCTTGATTCTTCACCTACGAGATATTTATCCTAAAATGGATTTAGTAAATGGATTGCCGAAACTATTGAAAGAAGGCGTTTCACCGGCAGATGCATTTGAATTTAACTCAGATGCATATAATGCTAAGCAATTTGGACTATGGACACACACAAATGTTCGTAAAGATAAGTTCGATTGTTTTCCGCAACCAGAACTAGTAGAAATGTTAAAACAATTATAAATTATAAACAAAAAAAAAAGGTTTTATATTATGAACAAGTTACTTTTAAACATTAAAGGAAAACTTATGGCGTTTGGTAATATATTTAAAGACGACAATGATATCAACGAAAAAAGTGTAGTTGGATTTGCTTCATTTGCAATTATGGTTATATTTGCAGTTGCAGATATCATTACCGGGTGGATGGGTAATCCATTACATGTTAATGAATTTATTTACAATTCATTTTTATGGATTACATTGGGAAGTTTCGGAATTGCAGAAGCAGGTAAAATATTTAAATCTAAATCAAATAACGAATAAACATCATAATGTTTGAATTATATCTAGGAATCGGAACTGCATTAATTGGGGTTGGTGGAACATTGGCAGCAATCTGGTTTAAATACTATTTAGATCGAAAAAAGAATCGACACAATTGTATTATCGATCAAACTATACGAGAAGATGGGGAGTTATTGTCTAAGCTCGACGATGTCAAGAGTGAATTGTCAGCCGATCGAATTAGTATATTTTCATTTCATAACGGCGGAGAATATTATGCCGGGAAATCAATGCAAAAGCTTTCATGTTCATATGAAGTTGTAAATCAAGGAGTTTCTAGAACACAACTAGATCTACAAAATATACCAGTGTCTGCCTGTTTATCTACTCTCCATCCGTTAATTAACGATAAAGAATATCACTGTTACGATATCAAACGAAATTACCCAGAAAGTTTTTGTAAGTATAAATTATTAGAAGACGGCGTTAAATCAGTATATCAATTTGCTATATTTGATCTCAATAAAAAGGCAATTGGAATTATTCGAGCGGATTATGTTGCTAAAAAAGTAAAGTTAACAACTGAAGAGCTAGAAACCTTAAAATACCTAGCAATTAAATTACCAGGATATCTTATTAAATAATTTGAATATTCATATATATTTCTTATAATATATAAATGGATATCAAATATATAATCAATTCAGCTTTATTATTTACATTAGGACAATGCATTGTTTGGATACAAGTTAATGGTCCTATCTTATGGCCTTGGGCCAAAACATGGCAGTGGGCATTGACATTACTCGGAATCCCAATCACTTATTTATTCATGGAAGCTACTCGTTTAGCAGTGCATGGATTTCAAGGAGAGTTTTGGCCCGGCCGATTTGTGTCTTTTGTTTCTGGTATAGTTATATTTACTGCAATGACTTACTTGTTTCGGGGTGAAGGTGTTAGTGCAAAAACTGCTACATGTTTAGTATTAGCATTTTCTATTATATTTATACAGCTCTTTTGGAAATAGTTATATTTATATAAAATAGGAATAAATACATGAATAAAACGTACTTATCAAAATTAATTGAACAAGAGACAATTAATGTTAAGATTCAATTAATTAAAGAACACATAGAAATAGCTCGAGGAGAGCATATTCAATTATTAGAAAATGCATTCAAAGCCGATAGAGCGCTGTTGTCAGAACAAACAGAAGAAGATAAGACAACCTGGCCAGCTGCCACAATAAAGACTCAGGAATTTCTAAAAAACATACCTGGTACGTCGGAAGAAACTAGAGGTACAAATTTAGTTGCATATGATGTAACTGTAACTATACCAGCATCCGGCGAACGTGAAACATCTTATAAGAATTTATTTACATTTTATGAAGATGGGGCAGTATATGATTTTAATTTAATGGGTCGCTTTGGTTATAAATACGACGAAAGTAAAAAACTTATAACCATAATGTCAAAAAATCCAGCGGCTATTGTTACTTTAGCAGACAATAACCCATTAGCTACTATTGACGCAACTGGAAAGTTTACGAATTTAGCGTATGCAGAACAACCAAAGAGTACGTTTGACAAACCTAAAGAAATTCCATGGTTAGACACATTGCAAACAGTATTAGACTTTGCTGGTTTAATTCCTGTAATTGGAGATGCGTTAGATCTTATTAATGCCGTAATATATTTCTGGAGAGAAAAATACTTCGAAGGGTTCTTATCATTAATAGCCATAATACCAGTAGTTGGTAGCGTTATATCACTAGGAGTTAAAGGAGCATTTAAAGGCATAAAAACGGCCGTTGGAGGTTCAAAGATTCTTAGTAAAGTTGGAGCTAGTAATTTAGTTGGTCGTTGGTGGCTCAAGGGAGATCCAAAAGCAATAAAAGAACTTGCAGATAAATTGTTAGCTAGTGGAGCACTTACCGTTAAACAATTAAGAGATATAGAAAAGGCATTTGGTAGTTTTGGAAATATGCTAAAAAAAGCAGGCAAAGGTGTACCTGATATAATACCTGGTGGTAAGAGTGTAGCTAAAGCTCTTGACGATGCAGGAACAACTATGATAACCGGTCAAAAGGGATTTGATAAAGCTATTAAAGCGGCCGCAAAGGTTGCTCCAGATGTTGAAAAGGTTAGTAAAACTATATGGAAAACACCAAAAGCAGTAGCAAACTTCTTGACAGGTGGGTTGTTACCTAAAATCAAAAAAATGCCATTCTTTCCAACTAAACAGTTAGCTGCAATGGGAGTTAAAACCGAAGAACGATTTATTGCAAAAAGCATAAAAGTCCGGAAAGATTAGCATACCTAACCAAATTTGGTGGTGTTAAGCAAAGAAGGGTAATTTCTAAAGAATTTGGTGATATTTATAAATCGTTTTTAGCAGCTGGCTCTAATCTAGGTAAAAAAAATGCTAAAACAATTGATGATGTAATGAATGCAAATTCTAAATTATCTCCTCGTTTCAAGAAACTATATACAGATGGCGTTATTGATTGGGATGGTATGCTTCAATCTGCAACTAGTACTCAAGACTTCATGACTTCATTATCAAAGGCAGATCCAGAGTTAGCACAGGAGTTTGGTAAAATTATAGCAGACCAAGCTGTTGCTAATAACAATATATTGTGGAACACATTTAAAGAGTCTACCGCTAATAAAATTATATCGTCACAAACATCAAAGGTATTAAAAACATCATTTGCAAAAAATGTGGATTGGATATGGAACGAAATGCAGATGGCTGGAGAGACATTGGGATTCGAAAGTTCAGAACACCTAGGTAAAGTTGGGATTGTTCCATTAGCAAAATGGGCAGTTGCAAGTTCAATGCCCGGAACATATGCAAGTATGCAAGCAACGCGCGATGCGGTTGTTGGATTGAGTAAAGCAGCAAAAGACACATTAAATGTAGCAGCAAATGCATATGGAATCCAATTATCAGATATGGATGAGTATCCACCATTGGGTGCAGAACAATACACATATAAACAAGGCGAAGAATAATCATGTTAACGGAATATGAAACACAGAGCACACTAAATCCTAAACTATGGGATGGAGATCAACTTAAGCCGGGGTTGAATGAAAAGTTTTTGCGTATTGCAGATGCATTTTATAAATTCCTAGAGTTACCAGAAACAGTAGAAGTGTTTGATGTTTTAATTATTGGTAGTAATGCTAACTATAATTGGACAGAATATTCTGACATTGATTTGCATGTAGTGATTAATTATCAGGCAGTAGGTAATAATCTGCACCTAGTTAAAAATTACTTGATGGCAAAGAAAAGCATATGGAACAATAACTATCCGTTAAAATTCAAAGGAATGGATATTGAATTATATGCTCAAGATCAAAACGATCAATTGCATGCATCTGTAGGACAATATTCATTAATGACTAACGAATGGTTAAAACAGCCTTCTGCTGACATCGTATCAGTTGATGATGAACTTATTCAATCAAAAGCAGATCCTATAGAATATGAAATAGAAAAGTTAACAGATACAGATCCTAGATTGGAATCTAAACTAGAAAGCATATTAACACGTTTATATAAAATGCGGCAAACTGGATTAGAAGCTGAGGGAGAATATTCAGTTGAAAATTTAGCATTCAAGAAAATACGTAATTCTGGATTACTTGATCGTATTAAACAATTAAGCAAACAGATAACACTGAGTCAGCTACAAGTAGAACAAGTAGTAGAAGAACAGTATGATACCGTATTAGACGAATTAGCAGCTCATATGACCAAACAAAAAATATTGGATAATGAAGGATGGCAACGGGTAATGAAATATACTAATGCAATTGCTGACCCACAAGGTCAACTAAACCACCCGGGTAAGTGCACAATGATACCTAGTGGAAACATTACAATGCACGATGTCCCACATAAAGTTTTAGGAATTGATGACTCTGGTAATACAAAGATAATGCATCCAGATAATGATTATGGATATCCAGGAGGTCAAGTATTCGAAATACCAGTTACCCCAAATCAAAACACATTATTAAAAAAGTTAAGAATTCGTCTTAATGATATGAATTTTAAAAAATAAGCAAATAATATGAAATCTAAAGGTCTAGGAGACAGCATAAAAAAGATTACGTCAGCAACACGATTAGACAAATTGTCTGAACGTATCGCACAATTATTAGATGAAGATTGTGGTTGTGATAAACGCCAAGAATGGCTTAATGATAAAACCAAAAATTGGCCAATGTATAAAAAAGGAAAAGTAAATGGCAACAATAAGTAAGACAGGTATACAAGACGGATTAACTAGTAAAGCAGAACACATAACTAGAATCATCGACGCACTAGACGGAACAGCTACCACAGAAGTTGTTGCTACTGGTTCATTTACTGGTTCATTCGATGGAATTTATACAGGTACAGTTGTTAGTTCATCATATGCTGTTACTGCATCATATGCTGGTAGTTCATCATATGCTGTTAGTTCATCATATGCTGTTACTGCATCATATGCTGCCAATGCCGGAGGAACCCAAGGAATATTTATTCAGACCGGATCATATTATGCAACTACCAATGATTTACAAATAACCGGATCAGTTATCTTAAACGGACAAGTGTCCACAAAAGGCAATGCGGTCGCTACTTTTAGTGGATCGAGAGGAGTTGTATTACCTGCAAAATTGTTAAGTAATGCCGGAGCTGTGAGTATGAATCTTACTAGTTTACCATATGGCGGATATATATTTGTTGATCTTAGTAGTACTAATACCGTTACTTTAACACTGCCAACCGCAGCAGATACATATGCTGGATATGAATGGAATATTGGGGTATCTGCACATGGTGGTACTGGTGACATGACAATAGCAGGCGGAGCAAGTAAAATATACGGAAATATTGCAGCTGCAGGCAATCCGCAAAATTTTAATGCGGCTTCCACATTAACAATAGACTCAGGAAACAGTCGAGCTGGTGACACTTTGTCAATTCGGGGAATGGGTTCTGCTGGATGGTTATTAACTGGTACATTTAGAGATGGTAGTACTATCACATAATATAATAAGTAAAATAACATGTTGCATAAATCTAATATAGAATTCAATTCAGTATCAACATATACTAATAAAACAGACGATACGAAAATCTTATTAGACACTGACAGTGTTGACTTATTTGATCAGAATGGATATCATTTAACCCGAGCAGAGCAATCATTCCTATTACCAAACGGTTATAATCCTATAGAACGAAGACATGAAGACTGTTTAAGGTATGATTGGTTTCTTTGGGATAAAAAAGATGGAGCTCATATAAATCATTCGGATCTATTTGAAAGAAAAGGATTTTCTGCAGAAGCATTAGAACAACTGAAACATTATGCAAAGAAAAATCCAATGCTATACAAACTAGTTAAAATGAAACCTAAGTGGGGAATTGACATATCAATTGACTATGTATCAGAAAATGCTGTATTTGAAGTGTTTCACTATGAATGGGATTCGTTTGAATATAATGCAATACATGAAAAGAAACTAGAAATTGAAGAATTCATATTATCAAAAGATTGGGATGATGTTGCTAAGACATTATGGAACATTAAAGACAAATGGTATGATTTAGATTTTTTCGAACAAACTAAATGGCGAACTGATTATTTTAATTTAACACCAGAGAAATTTAAAAACGTTATTTGGTGTAATTGATATTTATATAAAATGGAAAGATTAAAACACATACTAAAGGAAAGTATATTGGAGTCGTCTGATTCTTATAATACACCGGCTGCTATTGCTAAACAGAAGTCATTAGGTAAAAGTAAAGTAAAACCTGAAGATTCTATTACTGATTTAGATTTAAATACATTGAATAGAAATCAAACCATTAAAGAATATAGTTACGGACCACTTAATCCAGATGATGAGAAAGGGTCAAAACAGTTTTGGGAAAATAAAGCAGAGCTATGGAATACAACTGTTGATGCTGCTAAAGAGTCTAGATGTTCAAATTGCGGTGCTTTCGATCAAAAGAAATCAACATTGTCTAAAATAGAAAAAGCAATTGGCGATGATGGGAAGACAATAGTTAAAAATGCAAATATAGGTTTCTGTGAATTCTTTTGGTTTAAATGTGCAGGAGCTAGAACTTGTGATGCCTGGGTCGGAGGCGGACCAATAAAATAAGTATAAAAAAGTCTAAAGGAAATATAATGAAAGAATTAGAAGAAGATTGTGGTTGTGGTCACGAAGAACGTGAAGGTAAAATGGCAAAATATTCTGCTATAGAATGTGCCGAAGATGCAATGGATATAGCTAACATGATTCAAGAAACTGATGATTTACCTGAGTGGTTAGAAGCTAAAATAACATTAGCATCAGATTACATGAACAAAGTTAAAGATTATATGACACATTATGTTCGTGGCGAAGAGTCTAAATCAAAACATGACACACCAATGGATATGACACTTACTGGTGTATTGAAAAGTTCACAAAAAGGTAAATGATGGCAGAATATGAAAAAATAACTGCTCATGAATTTGTGCAGTGGCTTAAAGGATATATGGAAGCAATTGATGCTACCAATATCACATATAAAGAATATGAAAAGATAATGGAGAAATTGCACTCTGTTAAGTCAAAAGAGGACGAATAATGAAATTGATGAGTATTTTGACGGAAGCTAAAGAACAAGAATTTAAACGACTTCCATTAGCATATGAATTATCAGCACTGAATCCAATCATTGATACGGATACAATGGAAGAGCATTATAAAAAACATTATAAAGGCTACACTGATAAATTTAATGCTGCATGCAAAGAATTCAAATACTCTTCTGATAAGCATGGTTATTTAAATCGTGCAATTGATATATTTAAAAAACATTATAAGAAAGACACTGTTAGAAATAATGGTGGAGGTTATATAAATCATTTGTTGTATTTTGAAAATATGACTCCTAACTATAAAGCTCCTAGTGCTAAACTTAAAGCTATGATTGACGATGCATTCGGTAGTTTTACTGAATTCAAAGAACAATTTAAACAAGCTGGATTAGATAGATTTGGATCTGGTTGGGTGTGGTTATGCAATGATAACGGTAAACTAGAAATTTGTAGTACTGCAAATCAAGACAATCCTTATATTGATTCTGGGTGTAGTGGTATTCCTGTATTGGGGATGGATGTGTGGGAACATGCATATTATTTAAAACATCGAAGTAAACGTGGATCATATATCAATGACTTTTTTCGTGTTATTGATTGGAAAGTAGTGGAAGAAAGGCTATGATTAAGCTAAAATCACTACTAGTTGAAAAATTTGCTAGCAAATCGCAACAGCGATACATGTTTGCAAATGAACCAGAAGCTGCTAAAAAACTTGCTAGCAAAATGACTAAACAAGACTATGATGAGCTTCCAGATAAAGTAGATGAAGATCTATTAGATGAAAAGGGAACTCGTTGTTGGAAAGGCTACGAGAAGAAAGGTATGAAAACCATGTTCGGAAAACGTGTTCCTAATTGTGTTAAGCGTGAAGCAAAATTACCAGATGAAGGATTTTCTGATAAAGATCAAATGATCATGTATGAAGATGAAATCGAAGAAGATTTGAGAGCTTGGTTTGGTAAGGGCAACAAAGGTAGTGCATCCGGAGGTGGTTGGGATCGTTACAATACCAAAGGAGAAAAAATTGGTAAGTGTGGTGATAGAAAGAAAGGCGAAGGTACTCCTAAGTGCCTATCAAAAAAAGCAGCTGCGGAAATGTCAAAAAAACAAAGAGCTGCAGCAGTACGCAAAAAACGTAGGGAAGACCCAAACCCAAATCGTAGTGGTAAAGCTAAAAATGTATCTAGTAAAACAAAAACAGAATCAGTTTTAGACGAAATCAATATTGAAGAAAAAAAAGATGCATGTTATTATAAAGTTAAAGGTAGATATAAGAAATGGCCATCAGCTTATGCTTCCGGGGCATTAGTTCAATGCAGAAATAAAGGTGCAGCTAATTGGGGTAATAAGTCAAAAAAGTAAAATGATTAAATTAAAACACATATTATTTGAAGCAATTGTAGGCGATAAAATCGAATGTGATAACTGTACATGGTCTTGGGAAATAAAAGATGGTGGTGATGATTTATATATATGCCATAAATGCGGACATGATAATACTCCTAAATTGAAAAAAGAAAAAAGAAAAAATGATTAAACTTAAAAGCATATTGGGTGAAGGAAATGATCCATTAGCTAACAATGAAAGTTATATACCAGCTGGTGTTGCGTTAGCTAATGATTTAATTTCATCTGGTTTTAGTAAATCAGAAGCAGCGGCTATTGTAGGAAATATGTGGGCAGAATCGACATTTAATCCAACAGCTGGTTCGGAGTCTGGAGCATATGGTCTTATTCAATGGAGAGGAGATCGTTTAAAGGCATTAAAACAATATGCTAAATTAATTGGTAGAAAGATATCCGAAACACAAGTTCAAATTTGGTTCTTACGTGTTGAATTAAAGAATGGATATAAAAGTAATAGTGCACCAGATAAAGGATTAATACCTGGTTTACCAAAGAGTATATTGAATAGTCCTAATTATGAAGTTACTATGTTTAAAAGAGCAATGTCAGGTTCTACAATAAAAGAGAAAGCATTGGGATTTGCAACTAAATCTGAAAGAATGGGTTCGGCTGAATTAAAATTAAGCAAAAAATCTAGAACCGAGTCTGCACAAACCGTATATGATAACTTGTAATTAATATTTGGTTATTAACCTGATATTTATTATTATATATAATATATGGGTGAAAATTATACAAATATAAATTATGTCAAAGCATTATTTATCGAGTCAATTAATATTATGCAATATGATTCATGGACTTGGCCTAGTACGTGGGGTAAGGAAGAAAAGAATGAGTTTCTAGACGAATCACTAAAATATGCAACAGAATTAGAGTTATACGAACAATGTGCAATTATAAGAGATGTCCAAAAAACAATTAAGTACTAGAGGAAAGTGGGAACTGATATTGCATGACGACAACAATATTAGTTTCGAACATGTTATAAACTGCTTGATTGAAATCTGTGGTCATAACGAATTCCAAGCAAATCAATGTGCATTAATAACGGATCGTAATAAAAAGTGTTCTGTAGTTATAGATAAATATGCTATGTGTATTGGATTAAAAAATAAATTAATAGCTGCAGGATTAACAGTTACAATGAATAAATACAAAAAACATGTTTAAGATTATCAGAACAATACGAATAGGATTTTTACATGCAACATATCATAGAAACATGAAATGGGCAGAACTTGCAAGAACACAGCAAAATGTTATTAAGTTTAAAAAGTATATATACCGAGCTGAGGATGCTTGGAAGAAAATAGTTATATTAACAAATAAAAATAAACCAACAGATGGGTAAAAAAGCAGCATACACCGGCGAATCGCCGAAGGATAGATCTATTAATTTAATGGATAAATTTATTACTAGAAATGAAAGACGTAATAAACATAAAGAACAGTTGCCAGCACGTAGAAAGGATCCGAACGTTCCTTTTAATCTGTGGCCAATAAAAGATCAAATAGATCATATGGCTAATAGATCTGAAGCTCAGGTATTCTCAGACAAGTATCCATCATACAGTTATTGGTATGACGCTGTCAAAAAAGCTAGCGGTGTTTATCCGGTTACATTTACCGATTGGACCGGCAAGTATAGAACAGAACTAAGAGAACTTTTCGATAACAATACATCAGTAAGATCCGCAGTATCATTTTTACAGAAACGAGGAATCTATTAATGTCAGAATATAAGTATGTATATGGCAAAGGTCGTAGTGCATTAAATATCCCAGAATCTGATATTCGATATGCTATGGAGAATACAAAGTCTAATGCTGCAGCTGCTCGTTTCCTAAAAATATCATTTACATCTTATAAGAAATATGCAAAATTGTACAAGGACCGAGAAACTGGGAAAACATTATATGAGCTTCATAAAAATCAATTTGGGGTTGGGATACCAAAAGATGTAGTTAAAGCAAATAGCGGAATGTATTCAATTGATAATATATTATCAGGAAAACATCCAAAATATCCATCGTGGAAATTGAGAAATCGACTTTTAGCATTAGCTATATTCCCAGAAAAATGTAATAGTTGTGGATATGAAGAACGACGTATAACAGATGATACAGTACCACTTCTATTAGATCATATCGATGGAGATGAAACAAATCACTGCATAGAAAATTTACAAATGCTTTGCATGAATTGTTACTATCAACAAACAGGAAATCCTTACAATCAAGAAAAAGAACATTATTGGAACTACAATTTGTTAGAGTGATATTTATTAGTATATGATACGATTAAAACACATACTAGAACAGACATCACCTGGTAGAAACAATGTAATAATAACAGCATACAATCAAATTGTTAATGCTAGTGCAGGTTGGGGTACCGATCCAGATGCAATTGTAGCTGCAATTGGTTTATTAAAAACACCTACAGAATTTGCACAATTATTAAAACAGTTCAAAAACAAAAAAACTGGATATAGCAGTTTTAATGATATGATAAATGAAGAATATGACCGATTTAATTATAGTGATATAGTTAAACTAGTTAACAAATTAAAATCTATAGGTGTTGACGCAACCTTTAAAGCTGGATCGAATGGTTTTGGCCAAGATCTTTTTTCAGGAAACTTTCAAATTACACGTATAAAATCAGATAAAGAATTTAAAACACCGATAATAAAAATAAATAGTAAATGTAAAGATAGATGGAATCGTGAATTACCTAAAGCTCTCGCTTTTTGGCAAAATTGGTTAACAGATCCGATAACACGCAAAAAAGTAGAAAACAATTATCCAGATGATAGTGCCAAATTTGCGGATTTGTCTTATACAACAGTTGAAGAGGCTTTTGATAGTTATAAGAAATCATTATCCAATTTAAAATTAATATTTTATGATAATACAATGACATCGGTAGGAAGCCAAAAAGTATCTCCAGGTGCTTATGCATTTGTAACAACGAGAAGTAACTATCATATATATGTAAATTGTTCACTCAACGACCCAGACCCATATGGTACACTGATACATGAAATACAACATATCATATATAATATTAAACCGTTAAACCCAAGTAAAAAAATAAAAGATGCATTTGTAACTAATAAAACTGTTAAACAAACTACACCGCAGATCCAAGGATCACTACCAGCAATGAAAAAAAGTTCTTATCCTGCCAGTCTTAAGAATACCGCTACAAAATTAGGAATTGATACAGATTATTTAAACTTTTGGAAAGAAGCAGCTGATAAACGCGAAAAATCGGAAGATCCAGGTTATGTTTGTAGAGAAAACGAAAAAATGTCAAATATCATGTCGATTAGAAAAACATTAAACATAAAACCAGGTGGTGTTATAACATATGATATGTTGAAACCATATATTACGCGAGAAAAACGTGATACAGATATGAGTTGGATTTTAATGTGTTGGGCTAAAAATGATTTTCCGGATATAAATATAATGTTAAATAAAATAAATCAATTAGCAGCAAATCAAAGTAAAATAAATAAAACACCTGGTTCTAATTTAGCCTAAACTTACATGATATCACTAAAAAATATAATAGTAGAAGGACGTTATGATAGTTTAGTAACCAGACTATCTAATATTCTACTACGAACAATCAAAGACAGTTATTCTGCAACACAATCTGCAGACGGAACATTTGCTGGTGAAAAGATATATTATTCAGAAAATGAATCAGTTCCTCAAATTGTTTCGGATGATCAAGCTCATATATATTTTGAAGAAGTTGAAGCTCCGGATATCCCATTAGAATTCTATATAAACTTAAAAGTACAATGGATATCTAAATTTAATGATTATAGATATGGAGGGGATGCATATAATGATAGTGCAAAGGATCCAGCAAAGGCAGATTCACCGCCATTAATTGAAGTTAGATTCGAATTAGATCCAGACGAGTATCCTAAAATATTATCAGAAATTGCAATGGATCTTAGAGATGTGTTACGCCATGAAATAGAACACATAACACAGAGTGGGTGGAACGTGATGCAATCAAAATATTTAAGGTCGGATATGGCTCGTAGAGATAAGATCCAATCAGGTGAAATTGAAACATATAATTATTGGTTATTGCAAAAAGAACAACCGGCAATGATACAAGGATTATATAGTAAAGCAAAGAAATTAAAACAACCATTTGCTCAAGTAGTTAATTCATATTTAGATATATGGGTAAATAATGGTGTTATATCAGGAACCGATAAAAATAAAATTTTAAAGAAATGGCGATTGATGTTGCCTAAATTAGGAATACGACAGGAATTATAAGATGGAAGAAATGACAATGTGCGAAGCATGTGCTAAGACAATGCTTGAGGATATCAGAGATGGCGTAATAACGTCAGATATTAATGAAGCTGAATATCGAGGCCGTAAAGTCAAACTAAACAAACCAATGCGTGGTGATGTAAAAAAGTTTAAAGTATATGTAAAGGATCCTAAAACAGGAAATGTAAAAAAGGTTAACTTTGGACATGGTGGAACCTCTGCAAAGAAAGCTGGACAGAAAACTATGCGTATTCGTAAGAGTAATCCGAAGGCACGTAAGTCTTTTAGAGCTAGACATAAGTGTGATCAGAAAAAAGATAAAACTACAGCAGGATATTGGTCTTGCAAAAAGTGGTAATACCGATCGTATAATACAGTTTAATTGTATCCTATAATACGTTACCCAGATATAATTAATCTAATGTTATATGTTCTTATTTCTAGTAAAATTATAAAATAATACTTGGATAACTGCAATTTTTTATATATAATATTAATATATAAATTAAATTAGAGTTATGAAAAAAATTATTGGTATTATTAAAGAAGAAAACGGTAAAACTATTGTTAAAGATCTAAAATCCGGAGCGACTATTACAGATATGTTTCGTAATGATATGATTGAGTTGGCTGCAAAATCAAATCAAGCATTAGAACTTAACACAGAGACTCATAGAGCTAGACGTATTGAAATGTCAAGTATTCCGGCAGAAGAAACGATTGATGTTCCAAAAGTAAATATAAAAAATGATGATCCGGTATTAGCATTTATTAAAGACGCTCCATCTATTAAGCCGACTAACTTAGAAATGTCTGATACTAAATGGAAATATCTTGTTAGATCAGCAATACGAGGGAAAAACATCATGATGGTTGGACCAGCTGGGTGTGGTAAGACTCAAGCTGCAAAATCATTGCCAGATGCTATTAAGAATCCATTCTTTTATTTTAATTTGGGTGCAACACAAGATCCTAGATCCACATTAATAGGTAATACCCATTTCAAAGAAGGCGAAACAATATTTGATAAGTCACCATTTGTCAAAGCTATTGAAACTGAAAATGCAATTATATTGTTAGACGAATTATCAAGAGCACATCCAGAAGCATGGAATATATTAATGACAGTATTAGATGAAGGTCAGCGATATTTAAGACTAGACGAATCAGTTAATGCACCGATAATTAAAGTAGCAAAAGGCGTTTCATTTATTGCCACAGCCAATATTGGTACTGAGTATACATCGACACGAGTATTAGATAGAGCATTAATGGATCGATTTGAAATTATCGAAGTTGATATTTTATCACTAGAACAAGAGTCTGTGTTGTTAACAAAAAGATTTCCACAAATTGAATCGACACTAATATCAGCAGTAGCAGATATTGCCGACTCCACAAGAAAAGAATGGAGATCAGAAGAAGGTAAACTGTCAACCATGATATCTACTAGAATGACAGTTAGAATTTGTGAGTTATTAGCCGATGGATTTGATTTAGCAGAAGCCACACAGGTATCAGTATTACCATTCTTTGATGCATCTGGTGGTGCTGACTCGGAACGAACATTTGTTAAGCAAGTTATACAAAAGCATTTAGCAACGGATGAATCAGATTTATTCAATGTAGAGTCTGAATCGAATGATCCCGCACTCTAATGTAATCTAATTTAATTTTTCATATCTCGAAGAAAGGGCGAAAACACCATTGCAATGGAAGCAGAGTAGCCCTTTCTTTTTGAATTATTATTGGATTTTTAATTATTTTTTCTTATATTATATATATAAAACATAAGATATGGGACAGTTAAAGTACACAAATGGTGCTTCATCGTTTTGGTTAGACGATTTAGATAATAGCACATTTAAAGATGAACATGATCGATTAGACTATACTAAGTTAGCTGGTACTCAACGTGCTATAGCAAACTTTGTCAATATCGTAACAGGGATGCAAATTCCAGTAGAATTTCAAAGATCAGATAACAGTTACACAGACGGAAAGACAGTGGTAATTGGTACTAAATTAGATGGAAAGAATTTTGATTCTGAAGTTGGTTTAGCATTACATGAAGGATCACATATAGCACATACCGACTTTATGTTGTTACAAAATTTTGCTGCTAGTGTGCGGATGCGTGGAGTTGACCCAAACTTTGATCTAACTCAAGAGCAGGAAGATATTATTAAATCATTATTGAATTGGGTTGAAGATCGTAGAATAGACTATTTGATTTATACAAAAGCTCCTGGGTATAGAATGTACTATGAATCAATGTATGATAAATATTTCAATGATCGAGCAATTGATAAAGCATTAAAGTCTGGAGTAAAGAATAAAGAAACTATTGATGATTACTTTTTTCATATTATTAATTTTACTAATACAAATCGTAACTTAGATCAATTAGAACTATTAAGAGATATTTGGAATTTAATTGATTTAAAGAACATTTCCAGATTAAAAAATACAAATGACTCCCTAGATGTAGCGTGTGATATCTTTAAGAAGCTTAAAGCTCATTTGAATACCGGTAATCAACAAACTAATAATTGTAATTCTACAGATAGTAATAAGTCAGCTAGTAATAAAAAGTCAGAAACACAAAATAATCAAGCAGGATGTGAATCTCCAGATAATACATTGACTGATGACGACATAGAAGATCTTGCAAATAATTCAGATATTGAAAATGTAAATAATAATGCTGATAACGCTGTACAATTAACAGAGAGACAGCAGAAAATTCTAGATAATGCATTAGCAAGACAAAAAGACTTCTTAGATGGCAATCCGAAAAGAAGAGGTCGTTTGAGTAAAAAACAAGCTAATATGATGAGTGTATTTAAAGAAGCTGGTACAGAAACTGTGTCAGTTGATTTAGGTCATGAGATTGTTGATACTATTATTATTAATAAGTTAACTAAAAACATAATTCAAGAGTTACCTGAATTATTTGGCAGTGGTAGAAATGATGATCATATAACTGAAGGTATTAGATTGGGTAAGATTCTAGGTAGAAAATTAAAGGCTCGAAATGAAAATCGAACTCTTAAACATACCAGGCTGGTAACTGGTAAGATTGATAGACGTTTAATTTCACAATTAGGATATGACAATACCAATGTATTTCATAGAATTGTAACTGATCGATATAAAGATTATTTTATTCACATATCAATTGATGCATCTGGGTCAATGTGGGGTAAAAAATTCAGAAATGCATTAACATCAGCAGTAGCTATAGCACAAGCAGCTTCAATGACAACCGGTATACGAGTACAAATATCTGTCCGGGGAACATCACATATTGGTGGAAAAGGTAAAGATCGATCAACCACTATTATAGCATATGATTCAGCTGTTGATAAAATGGTCAAGATAAAAAGAATGTTCAAGTATTTAGCAGTATTTGGATGTACGCCAGAAGGTGTTGCATTTAAAAGTATTGAGAAAAAATTAGCAGAGAATAAGCGAGGCGTTGAATCGATATTTATTAATTATTCAGATGGATATCCTACTCACTGCGGTCATCATGGTAGTTCGAATCCGCAAGCATATACTAAAAACATAATTAAAAGATTTAAAGAATCTGGAATGTCTATTATATCATATTTTATAACAGAATACAGTAAAGATTTAACCGTCTTCAGATACATGTACGGTGCTGATGCGGTTGATATAGATCCAAAGAACATGTTGCAAGTAGCCAATACAATGAATACGAAATTCTTAGAAAAATCATAATAATATGAATACACATCGAACACAAAAAAACGGCAGAGTTGTTAATATGCCAGTATATATTAGTGAGCATATAACAGATGAAATGATTGAATTGTTTCTAAATAGTGGTGAATCATTATCAGTTAATACTGGTATTATGTCAGAGCAGGTAGTATTGCCATATCTAGAGACACACTTTGGATCCAAGGGATTCGTGGCTAATGCTGATGGATATGATCATCTATTTGACAATGGTATTCGAAATGAACATAAAAAATTAGCAATTCGAAAGACATCAGCTACGGCTAAAAATATTGGAAAGAATAAAGAAGGTAAATGTGATACTATATCATTTCACCATCCTAGGGTCAATGGTATATACGTTATAGAATCAAATACATTCTTCGAGCATGCTATTTTAAACTATGATAAAACGGGTAATTGTTATGACGTTAACTTTTATTCCGATATGCAACTCATAGGTAAAGGTAAAAGAATTGGGTGTAATGCCTGGAAGAATACAGAAATGTTAATCAAATATGCAGCTTTAATTGCATTGTAATATTTATATAAAAGTTATAAACTAAAAGAAAAAGTAAGTTATGTCTAAAAAAATCATTAAATTTGATAACGACGCCCGTAACGGATTAAAATCAGGAGTTGATACATTAGCAGATGCAGTGAAAACAACTTTAGGTCCTAAGGGAAGAAATGTAGTTATTGGAAAGCAATTTGGTACTCCACACGTCACAAAGGATGGTGTTACCGTAGCAAAGGATATCGAATTAGAAGATGAAATTGCTAATTTAGGTGCACAAATGGTAAAAGAGGTTGCTTCGAAGACCGCCGACATTGCTGGTGATGGAACAACGACCGCAACAGTTTTAGCTCAAGCAATCGTAGCAGCTGGAATGAAAAGTGTAGCAGCTGGAGCAAATCCAATCGATTTAAAGCGTGGAATTGATAAAACAGTTACTAAAGTGGTAGAATATCTCAAAGAGTTATCAGTAACAGTTGGGT